AAAATCTAAATACAACATCTGGAGTATTTGTATATCTTCCACCATCTTCAATTCTTGCAAGATAATAAAATCTTAATTGATAATTACTTGGTGTGGATGTACTAGAAAATCCTGATCCTGGTGTTTGATATAAAAAAACACTTGGACTGTAAGTTCTTTGAATATAATATTGTGAAGGTGTTCCTTGAGATAATTTATTAGGTAGTGCTGCATAAGCAGATCTGTCTATTTTAGTTAATGAAGTATCTGTAGGTTGCGAAGCATTAGGTGAAGTATTATTTCTAATATATGCTTCTAATACATCATTAATATCGTTTGGATAATTTGTCGGATCGGTAGTATAGCTATATTCAGCTTGGCCCAATACTAAAGGGATCGTGGCTAATTTAACCTTCCATAAATGAACGCCTCTATTGTCCCATTCAGATAATAAAATATTTAAATTTCTTCTTGCTGTTTTTAAATGATTACCAGATCTAGCTGTTCCAATACCTACACGTCCATAAGCTTCATCAAAAAGCTCATCTAGTTCAAGATTGAAACTTGTAGTCCCAGAGGTAGTCATCTACTCTCCTATTTATCTATAAATAATATAGCTGTTAAAGATGAAGCGTTAGCTGTTACACCAATACCATCTACAATTCCAGTTCCATTATTTTGGGAATATAAAACTCCGTCTTCTGGAATATTTAAAGTTTCAGTTTGTCCTGCTCCAACAGCTACTGTAAAAAATACTTGTGTATTAGTTGAAGAACTAACAGTTGTAGCATTTGCTAAACCATTAATAATTAATGTTCCAGAACTTCCTGTTGATTGAACAACATATCCTCGAAGTCTTGTTCTTCCAGCAAATGCAACTGCATTTGCAGTGCTTATGTAAACTGGTTTTACATCACTTTTAAAACTCATTTTATCTCCTTATATTTTATAGGGACTCCGAAGAGTCCCTATAAAAAAATATTAGTTAGTATATTGTTCTTCGCCTGGTTTAGCTGTAGCGTCGTTAAATGCAAATGTGATTACACCTGAAACGTTACCTGTCCCTGCTGTAGATCCAACACTTCCTAAAACTGTTGTATTAGCTGTAAGACCAGCTGCAACTACTAAAGTTCCTGTAAGTGCGTTAACACCTTTTGCTCCAGAAACTAAATTATTTGCAAATCCAGTTGAGTTAGCTGCAGATCCTAAATTAATAGTTGTTGTAGCTCCACCCGCTGAAGTAGATAATACCGCAAAATTAAGTGGTATAGCTCCTTGTGGTAATACAAACGGCGCTAAACTATTTACAGTTGCTCCAACAGATACTGCTGTTGCTGTCGTTGTTGATGCTAAAAAAGTAATAACTTCTGACGCAACTAAAACTGCTGGTGTAACACCAGAACTTTTATCTTGTCCGCCGTAAGTTCTTACATATCCTTGAAATGTACTTTTTGTTCCCATGTTTTTATCCTCCTATTAATCCAATGTAGTCATTAGGCATGTCGACTATACGCGTCTACATCAGATGTTAATGTATAGTTCTATAAATATAGCTTAATTTTTTGAAAAGAGCAAGAGGTGGCTTAAGTTTTTCTCGCTTTTATTCCAATTATATAACTAGTTTAGCTAGCTATAAATGCTGGATCTTCTTCTTCGCTTAAAACAAGGTTATTCTCTTGTCTAGCGGCTTCAAGATCCTGTTGAAGAATTTGTCTTTTGACTTCCTTCAACTCAACGTCTAACCACTGCATATCAGTAGTTAGTTTTCCCTGTTCAAGATAAGACTTGTTCCACTGTGACTCCAAGTCTATTTTCTTGGCCAGAAGTGATTGGGACAATGATGTCACGTTCAACCTCCTCATAGGTTATATAGAAAAAATTACTAATCTGTTTATGAGTAATCATTTTTTCTAATTGCTCTTTACTTGTTTTTCCCAGAAAGTCAAGTACTTTCTGATGTAAAGATTCTGTAGTGTTTATGGGTTCAGATTCCAATGTAAATTGGATTTTCATGCCGTTTGTAAATACTTTTATTAGGTAGGTCATCTTCTCACGGATGTCTTTATATTGATTTACAGGGCGAGTCAAGCTCGCCCCATAAAAAAAAGTTCTTATGCTCCTGGTGAACCGAAAGCGCCTCTAGGGTCAGAAAAGCCGAAGCTGTATCTTTCTCTAGCTTTATATCTTACGTTGCCAGTTTCAAAATCTCCCTCCATAGAAGTTCTAATTGGGGATCTTTCGAAGTACTTTAAGCCATTTGGTACATCTGTCATGATAAAGAATGCATCAGAATCAGTTAAGTAATGGTTCACAACATAACCTTGTGGAATCATTCCTTTGTTTCTAATTGCATTGATATCATTGTCAGCTGTTCCAACTCTACCAGCAGAAGACATTAATCTGTCTGCAGTAAATTGTGATTCAGAAGGGATGATTAATTTCATTCCTTGAGCCGCAATTTTTAAACCTCTTTCATCTGTGAAAGCAGCAATATCTATTAAAGACTGCTCTAAAGATGTTTCATTTAAATCAGCTGCTGTTGCAAGCGTGTTTCTAAATGTTCCAGAGATTGTAGCGTGAGTCGTAGAGAATAAAGGAGATCCGTCACCACCTAAATAAGTAGTGCTGAATCCGTTATTCAATACGTTAGCCGCAGTTACCTGCTTTGTATTCGCCATAGATCTTGCTAAAGCTTTTGTATATCTAGACGCTAGTCTATCATACAAATTGTCCTCGATCGCTTCTTCAGTGATCGCGAATGCTAAAGCAATAGTATTATGCGTATACCTTGCAGTGAAAGTTTCTTGTGCCTGATCGTAATTGACACCAGATCCTTCAGCTTTGATGGCAGCGTTTCCGAAACCTGATAACATAACTTCTTCTTCAAAAGCTCTGTCAGAAGTTTCTTTTACGAAGATTTCTTCGTGTTCGCTGTCATAACGTTTATATTCAAGTCCAAACAGAGCGTTTAAACCTGGTTCTAGTTCCTTAACTAGTTGTGATCGTGATATAGCCATAGTTTATTCTCCTGTTATAGTAATTGTTGACCTGGAGACAATTTAACAATGAAATCTTCATTTGTTACTGTCTTTTCGTTACCTATGAATGGTGAAGTATTCACCACAGTTAATTGCCCATTAGCTGATGTAACCGAAGTTCCAAGATCTAGATAAGCACCAGAAATACCATTGTTGGTATTACCTGCCGCATATGCTTGATCAAAGCTAGTTCCAACCGCAGTAGTTCCTAAAGCAGTTCCTGTAGATTTAACGAGGTACAATTGGTTAGGGTCATTTATTACGTACGCCTGAATTTCACCTTGAGTGATATTCGTTTGTGCATAAAAATTTGACCATTTTGGTTTTTTTGTCGATGGGTCTGATTCTACCAGGCAACCATTGAATACGCCAAAAATACTAGTTAGAGCTGAAGTATCAACTACGATAACTCCACCAGTAACGTTTAGCTTAACAAGGTCTCCTTGGAAAATAGACGGGCTGTAGTTGTCCACGATCGTATATTGATCTTGTCCGCCTGCAGCTGGGTTCCCACCAAGTTTGCCTAACGGTCTGAAACCGAAGGCCACTGTTGAGTTTGCCATATTTATTTTCTCCTTAAGTTTATTTTAAACTTTGTTGGATAGGAATTACTAAATAATTAGTTTTTCTTTGAGCCACCAAAAGTTACACGAGTTTGCCTATCTTTGCTGATGGGCATACTTGGGTGCTGTTCCTTAAAAGGATCGTTTGCAATAGCTTCTTCTCGGTCTTGAGTTCTTTTTGCAAAGTACTCTTCGCGAGATTTTGCGATCTCTTCGGGTATCCTAGCCAGCACTAGGCCGCCAACTCCAATGACTCCTGCGTATTTTCCGTCTTTGACTTGTGGGTAATTAGAGTCAGGATATTCATCCGCTCTAACAAATTCCCAACCAGATCTCAATTTGCCGGATATGTTCTTCGTATCATCGAAGCCCACACTTTCAGCTCTTATCCATCTATGTCTAAATCCGTCTGGCGCAGGTGGTGCATCCAGAGATGATGGTGGAGTCCAAACTTTTGGTCTTTCTTTTTTGACCATAGTTTCGCTCGCACGGGAAGTCTTAATATTTTTATCTTTTTCCATATGCCTATACCTCCTTCGTGGTTAAATGTTTCGCATATTCTTCAAGTGGCACACCTAATCTTTTAGCAATTGCTACCTGTGAAGGTGTGAGTCTCACAGTTTTTTTGCGTCCTGTTTGGCTTGGACGTTTCGCCGAAGCTACATTTTGTACAGGTTTATTTGTACTTTCTGTAGATGTATCTTCTTTTATAGCAAATTTATGCGGAAATTCAAGTCTTATTCTTTTATCAATTTCTGCATAGTATTCGTCACTTCTAGGATCAAATCCTTCCTCTTCAACAATTTTTTTATGTAAATCAAACGCAGTATAAGTCATTGCTGAATCATTACCAAACCAATTATTTCTAGAAGCCCAATCTTCTGCTTTAGGATCAGTTTGTGGTGTTTGATTTGTTTGTTGAGGAGTTATTGTAACTTCTTTTTCTTTTACAACATCTTGTTGATTAGATTTAATAGAACCTAATCTAGCTGCTTCTAAAGTT